GCGGAAAGAAAAGTTGCAGAGACGCTAGACAGTGCCCCGAAAAGTTGATATAAGCGGGCAGACTGGGGCGAATGCACCCAGACGCTCCGACCGGCACACTACACAGGGTTGATTGACCACAAGGCCGACCACCGGGGCACGTATGCAATACGATGTTCGAGTAGACATCAAGGAAGTCGAGAAACGTTTAGGCTTCCAGTTCAAGCAAGAGATCGCAGCAGCAGTGCCAAGCGCATTGAATCGCGTTGCGGTATCTGCTCGCGTTACTGCCGTGAACGATATAAATGGCGTTACCGGGCTGAAGAAGTCATCGATACGCGAGCGACTGCCGATCTACCGCGCTACTCGAGCGCAGCCAGAGGCGAAGATCGTAGCGAAGAAGTACGCGCCGAACCTCATCAACTTTAGTGCGCGTGAGGTGAAGGCTGGCGTCTCTGCGAATGCCTGGCGCAATCGTAAGATCTACAAGGGCGCGTTTATCGGCAACCAAGGGCGCACGGTGTTCAGTCGAACGGACTACAGACCAGCGACCGGCCAGCGCCGAACGCTGCGACAACATACGCGGCGAGCGCATCAGCGCAACGGATACACGCGCGGCAATGTGGCCGTGCCATCTCATGCAGTGCGAACGCATTCGGTTGGCAACGGGGCGAAGAAGCCACGGGCCAAGATAAAGGCATTGTACGGCCCGTCAGTGCCTAAGACTTTTTTGCAGGACGCTGTGCAGCGTTCCATTAGTGCGACAATCAAAACGCGGTGGCCTATCGAGTTCGAGCGCCAAGTAGCGTTCAGAATGTCGAAGTTGTGACGTAAGTCATTGATTATTCACGGTTCCTCCTAGCGCTTAGTAGCGTCGCGGGTAACGCGGCCGCGAGAATTGGCTAGGCATAGGATTTTATAAACGCATTTCGTTTCACATGAAAATTGAAACAATCGACATTGAGCGCGTGATCCCATACGCGAGGAATCCGCGAAAGAATGCTGGCGCGGTCGATAAAGTTGCGGCGAGTTTGCGCGAATTTGGATTCCGCCAGCCGATAGTTGTCGATGAAAACTACACGGTAATCGTCGGTCATACGCGATTGCTTGCTGCGAAAAAACTCGGCATGACCGAGGTGCCAGTGCATATCGCGGAAGGGTTGACCGACGCACAAGTTAAAGCGTATCGAATCGCTGACAATCGAGTTGGCGAAGAAGCCGAATGGGATGACGCGCTACTTGCGGTTGAGTTAGGCGATCTGCAAGACAACGGATTCGATTTAACGCTTACCGGATTGTCTGAAGAAGATTTGAAAAAGTTAATGCCCGATGTTGAGCCTCTTTCCGAAATGCCTAACTTGGCGAATGGAGATAGAGAGCCATTTCAGCAAATGACTTTCGTCATGCACGATGATCAAGTCGAACAGGTAAAGGCCGCTATTGAGGCGGCTCATAAACTAGGCGATTACGACTCGCCAAACGAGAATCGAAACGGAAATGCGATTGCTAGAATTTGTGAGACATTCTTGAGATCTTATGGCATCCGCTAAAGAGTTATTTGTTGCTCCAATTTTGAGCAAAGATGCAAATGCTTTTATCGAGCGGACGCACTATAGTAAAAAAACAGTTTCAAATTCGCAGTTGCATTTTGGCGTTTTTTTAAACAACAGGCTTGAAGGTGTTATGCAATTCGGGCCATCGCTAGACAAGCGGAAAATTATTGGTCTAGTAAAAGATACAAAGTGGAACTCATTTCTAGAGTTAAATAGATTAGCATTTTCAGAAAAACTGCCAAAAAATTCAGAAAGCCGAGCGCTTTCTATAGCATTTAAATTGATAAAAAAAAATTATCCTCATATAGAATGGGTAATTAGTTTTGCAGATGGCACTCAATGCGGAGACGGAACTATATACCGTGCCTCTGGGTTTGTTTTGACGGCAATAAATAAATCAGCAAATTTGGTTAGACTTCCATCGGGCGATGTTATACATAAGATGACGCTTGAGAGCGGGCCAACCCGCCCACGCCCAGAATTAAATGGGCGATCATATTATGATGTAACCGGCGGAAAATACGATTTAAAAAAATATGTCGCAGAAACAAGTGGGCAAGTAATACCTGGTTTTCAACTACGATATATTTATTTCTTAAATCAACAAGTAAAAACTAGGCTTACTGTTCCAATTTTGCCTTTTGAAAAAATAGAGCAAGTTGGGGCAAAAATGTACAAAGGAAAGCGTCTGACGAAGGCTAATCCAGAGTACCCCTCTGGAAGCGGCGGGGCAGTACCGACCCAGACGCTCCAATCATGAACGTAGATGTTAACGCAGTTGCGAAAGCCCTAAACCTTACACCGCGAAGAGTTCAGCAACTTAAAGCAGAAGGAATGCCAACAGCCGGCCGAGGCCAGTACGAACTCGGCCCATGTATGGCGTGGTACATCCGATATCTTCAGAGCAAGTTAGACAAACTTGGGCCGAATACAAACCCAGACACGCCGGACTTGCTGGTCGAAAAAACAAGACTGGCAAAAGAGCAAGGAGACAAGATCGCGCTCGAGAATGCTATAAAGCGAGGGCAGTTAGTTTATGCCGATGAGGTTTCCCGAATATGGGCAGACCATATATCGAGCGCAAAGTCTAAAATCTTGGTTATTCCTAGCAAACTCGGGCCGCAACTGGTAAATATCGACAATGCAAATGTCATCGCAGGAAAACTCCGCGACGAACTCGATGCTGCCCTTGCGGAACTTGCCACGGCTGACGACGAACATATTAGATTGTTTGAAGGTAGCGAAGAAGTTTTGGAATCCACCGCCGAAGTTGACGATTTCGGAATGGGCGGACAGGTATCGGAAACTATCGAGTGAGTCGTCGGCAGAGCCAGGATACTGGCGAACATCTCGCGCAGAATACCAGCGCGGGATAATGGATGCCGTTACTGATGACGAGGTGAAGGAAGTCTGGGTCATGAAGTCGGCGCAAGTCGGCTGGACTGAAATCCTAAACAACGTCATCGGCTACCACGTCCACCAAGACGCAGCGCCGATGCTGTTGGTGCAGCCTACGCTTGAGATGGCCGAGGCGTGGAGCAAGGACAGACTCGCACCGATGGTGCGCGACACGGCGGTATTAACCGAGCGCATAGCCGATCCGAAATCGCGCGACACGGGCAACACGCTACTGCATAAAAAATTCGCGGGCGGGCATCTGACGGTGGCCGGTGCGAACAGCCCGAGCGGGTTGGCTTCGCGGCCGATTCGCGTGGTGCTCTTTGACGAGGTGGACAGATACCCGGCGAGCGCGGGCACCGAGGGCGATCCGATTTCGCTGGGCCGAAAGCGCACGGCGACATTCTGGAATCGAAAGGTGCTGGCAGGATCAACGCCGACCATCAAAGGATCAAGCCGCATCGAGGCTGGATTCGAGTCGGGCGATCAGCGGTTTTACTTTGTGCCATGCCCGCACTGCGGAGAGTCGCAGCGGCTCGTATGGGCACAGGTGCGATGGCCGGAGGGCCAGCCGGAGGCAGCGCAGTATGCGTGCGTCGCGTGCGGCGTGCTGCTGACCGAAGCGGACAAGACGCAGATGCTGCGCGAGGGCGAATGGCGCGGGACGAAAGAGTTTCGCGGGATTGCGTCGTTTCATATTTCGGAGTTGTACTCGCCGTGGTCTACATGGTCGGAAATGGCCGTGGCATTTGTCGCCGCGAAGCGGTTTCCCGAAACGCTGCAAACGTGGATCAACACGGCGCTCGGTGAGACCTTCGAGGAAAAGGGCGAGCAAGTCGAGGCGATAGGGTTAGCGTCAAGGCGCGAGCAGTACGGATCGCAGACGATTCCTGCTGGCGCGTTGATGCTGACTGTCGGCACGGACGTGCAGGACGACCGGCTCGAGTGCAGCGTGTGGGCGTGGGGGCGTGATGAGGAAGCGTGGCTAGTAGAGCACGCGATCCTGCGCGGTGATCCAGGCTCTGATGATCTGTGGAGAGATCACGACGCATTTTTAGCACGCGCGCGCTTGAGAGAGGACGGCGCGCCGATGCTGATTGAAGCGTGCGCGATTGACTCGGGCGGACACTTCACGCAACAGGTCTACGGATACGCAGCCAAGCGAAAGTCTCGGCGCGTGTGGGCAATCAAGGGAGCGGGCGGCTTTGGCCGGTTGATCTGGCCGAAGCACGCAGGCAAGGCGGGCAAAACCTCGGCGC